TAAATAGATATATAAATAAAAAAGTAATAGGAGAGTAAAACTATGCCATTAAGAAACGGTAGATTAGTTCTAGAACGTCAAGTTAGTGACTTTGCCGAAAGGTTTACGGTAGACCCCAATAATCTGCTATCTGTTGGTACAGTAGTTGGATTAGCAACCTCAGGTAACTATGAGTTAGCAATTACAACAGGTTCATCGGACAACAAAGCAATTGGTGTTATATATGCTTTAGATAGAAGTTCAAATCCATATGTCGCACTTAAAGGTAGATGCATTGTTAATACTAGAGGAGTGGTTGCCAAGGGTGATACTCTTGTGTTAAGTTCATCTAAAGGTAAGTTAACAACAAACAACGCCGCGGCATTTCAGGATGTTAAAGCACTGGCGATTACAACAACTAACGATGAACACGGTCAAGTTGAGTGTATTCTAGTCTAGACAATAATAAAAACACCATAATAATAAAACTCAATAATCTCCAAGGTATAAATACTATTAGAACATAGATACCTTGGAGATTTTTTTATATGGCAAATCCAGCAAGCAGAAGCGACTTACAAGAATATGCACTGCGCCGTTTAGGTAAGGGTGTCATTGACATTAATGTGTCAACAGACCAGATTGATGATAGAACTGATGAAGCACTTCAGTTCTTTCAGGAATATCATTTTGACGGTGTAGAAAAGACTTATTTAAAGCATAAAGTAACCGCCACCACTCTTACTGTGTCTAACAGCGCACAGTTTTCAGCAAATGAAAAATTAACCGGTTCAACTAGCGGCGCAACATCATTTGTTTTTGATAAACCTACAGCAACCACAATTCGTGTAAGATATGAACTTGGTGACTATACACCTGCAGAGACAATTACAGGTGCAGTATCAGGCGCAACAGACACAGTTACTACAATTGTTGCTGGTGATATGAAGAATGGTTATGTTCCTGTAACTGATGCTATCACCGGAGTGGTTAGAGTATTTCCATTTGGTAATGCATCTTCATTAGATATGTTTGATGTTCGTTATCAATTGCGGTTAAATGAAGTTTTTGACTTTGCGTCAACTTCTGTAATATACTATAACATGATACAAAATCATATTTCATTATTGAATGAGATGTTGGTTGGACAGCAATCAGTTAGATTTAATAGACATACAGATAGAATTTATGTTGATATGGATTGGGAACAACAAATTCTACCAGACCAGTATATTATTTTTGAAGCATATAGAATTCTAGACCCAACAACATATAATGATGTTTATAATGATATGTTTCTTAAAAAATATTTAACCGCGCTAATTAAATTACAATGGGGTAATAATTTAAGTAAGTTTGCTGGTGTGCAAATGCCCGGAGGCGTTACACTTGATGGTGTTCGTATCATGCAAGAAGCACAAACCGAAATCGAAAAGATTGAAGAAGAAATGTCTTTGAGATATGAGTTACCAGTAGACTTTATGACAGGATAACAATATGGCACTTAATGCGTATTTCGACCAAGGCGGCGGATTAGATAGTACAGGTTATTCAACAGAGCAAACTTTAATTGAAAGTCTCTATACAGAGGCGATTAAAATATATGGTTTCGATGTTCACTATATTCCGCGCACACTTGTTAATGAAGATACTATCTTTACAGAAGATGGATTATCAAAATTTACATCGGCACATCCAATTGAAATGTATTTACAGTCTGTGGATGGGTTTGAGGGTGAAGGTGACTTCTTATCTAAGTTTGGTGTTGAAATTCGTGACCGTGCTAGTTTTGTTGTTGTTAAGTCGCGATGGACGACAGAGGTAGATAATAACGCATCTTTGATTGTAGAAGGTCGCCCTAATGAAGGAGACTTGCTATGGTTTCCATTGACAAATAGTTTGTTTGAAATTAAGTTTGTTGAACATGAAAATATATTCTATCAGTTAAATCAAATATACACATATAGATTAGATGTAGAACAATTCATTTATAGTAACGAAGCACTTGACACAGGTGTTGCCGCGATTGACGCAATTGAAACTACATATAGTTCAAATGCATTTGAATATGAATTGAGACTTGAAGATGCATCAGGTTCTATACTACTTGAAGACGGATTTAAACTCATTAAAGAAGATTATAACTTAGCAACAATTGTGCCTAGTTCACAAAATTATGATTTTGGATTATCTGCTGATGATATTATTGACTTTAGTGTTTCAAACCCATTTGGTGAGGTACAAAGATAATGTTAGGACAATCACACTTTTATCATGAGACTATTAGACGAACTGTTGTTGCGTTTGGTAGTGTGTTTAATGATATACATGTAAGAAGACCGGATTCAAGTGGAACTGCATTACAGTCAATGCGGGTGCCTTTAGCATATGGACCTAAAGCAAAGTTCTTAGCAAGACTGTATGAAGACCCAACAGGAAACTCACCTATACAGTTAACTCTTCCTAGAATGGGATTTGAGATTACAGGATTTAACTATGATTCCCAACGTAAGGTTAATAAATTAAATGTACTTAAAAAAGTAGACGATTCCGTAACAAATGGATTGAAAAAACAATACTTTTCTGTTCCATATAATATTAATTTTTCACTATTTGTGATGGCAAAAAATCAAGAAGATGCTTTACAGATTGTTGAGCAAATTATTCCTTTTTTCACACCAGCATTTACATTAACTATTAATGCTGTTCCTGAAATGGGTATTAAAGATGACTTTCCTTTAATTATGGACTCACTTACATATGAGGATGATTATGAGGGAGATTTTGCTACTCGTAGAAGTATCATATATACTTTATCATTTACAACTAAAGTTAATTTTTATGGACCTGTATATGAGCAAGGAGTTATTAAGAAAGTTAAAATTGATAATTATCTTGACGCCCCTACATCAACTCTAGTAAATACTAGATATGAAGCAACACCTAACCCAACATCTGCAGAAGCAGATGATGACTTTGGATTTAGTGAAGTGTGGACAGATGATCCACAGACATAGGATTTTAAATAATGGCAACTAAAACTATTTTAAACACATCTGCAACTAGAGCAACATTCACAGTTTCTGGAGATTTTACAGTTGGAACAGTAGACTTTGACTTAGATGTGGACTCTCTAGGTAGAGATGAAACTGCAGTAGACCCAGAGTGTATTATTCTTCAAATTGACTATGATAATAATGTTGGTGACGTTTTGATAGAACGTGTGACCACCCCAAATACAACTCCAGTTTTTTCATTTAGTGGTCCAGGTGTTGGTTCAATTGTTAACACAGGTCAATTAGGGTTATCCGCAGAACCAGGAAAAGATATCAGAGTTACGATTGAAGATGGAACAGTAACCATTACGTTGAAAAAAGTAAGCGGATTTACTCAACAGTAGAGATAATAATATGAATGATAAAGTGAATACAAAACTAAATGACTTGTTTGATGTTGCCGGAGAAATAATAGAAAGCGATACTAAACACTTACCCTCAACCCATGTCGATGCACCTAGTCTAGATTTATCTGATGCCGATGCCGATTATGAGGTGGCGAGACAAAATTTTCACTTACTTATAGAAAAGGGTAATACTGCAATAGAAGGAATTCTACAACTTGCAAGAGAAGCAGAGAATCCTCGTTCATATGAGGTTGCTGGACAGTTAATTAAAACAGTTAGTGATGTAACTCAAGACTTGATGAGACTTCAAAAAAATATGAAAGACTTAAAAAAAGTAGATAAAGAAGATGCACCTACAAATGTAACAAACGCATTATTTGTTGGATCAACCGCAGAGTTGCAAAAGTTACTTCAAGGTGACACAAAAGATATAAAGGTAATCGACCATGAGTGATTTCGATTTTGGTTTCACCGCTGTAGATGAAAATGAACTAGAAGCAGTACAACAATTAGCACAGACTGCAACATCATCAACAGAAGAGGTAGCAAAACTACAAGCAAAAGTAAAAAAACTGCATGAAGCAGTTGTACCGCTTTTAAATAACTTAAAAGCAAATCCAGATAAAGATTATATCTATTGGCCAAATCGTACATTAAAGATTGACCAATTTGAAGTTGTATTACAGAAGATTATAAATGAGTGATAATTATTTAGGTAATCCTAATCTTAAAAAAGTAAACGTACAAGAACAGTTTACTAAAGAACAGATTGAAGAGTATATCAAATGTTCTAAAGACCCGGAGTACTTTATTATTAATTATATTAAGATTGTTAATCTTGATGAGGGTTTTGTACCATTTGAAATGTATCCATTTCAAAAGAAGATGGTTAAAACATTTCACAAGAACAGATTTTCAATTTGTAAGATACCTAGACAGTCAGGTAAATCAACTACAGTGTGTTCATACATTTTGTGGTTTGCATTATTCAATCCTACTGTAAACTGTGCTATTCTCGCGAACAAAGGCGCACTTGCAAGAGACTTGCTTGCAAAAATTCATATGTCATATGAAGCACTACCTCCTTGGTTACAGTTAGGTGTTAAAGTATGGAACAAAGGTTCTATTGAATTAGAAAATGGTTCTAAAATTGTAGCATCAGCAACATCATCATCTGCAGTTCGTGGTGGATCATTTAACTTAGTATTCTTGGATGAATTTGCGTTCGTTCCATTCAATTTAGCAGATGAATTCTTTAAGTCTGTTTATCCTACTATCACTTCTGGTAAAAGCACTAAAGTAATGGTAGTGTCTACACCTAAAGGCATGAACCAATTTTATAAGATGTGGGTTGATGCTGAAGAAGGTCGAAGTTCTTATGTGCCTATTGAAGTTCAGTGGAATGATATTCCTGGACGAGGACAAAGATTTAGAGAAGAGACTATTAAGAACACCTCTGAAGAACAGTGGCGTCAAGAGTTTGAGTGTGAGTTTTTAGGTTCATCGAATACACTTATTAATCCTAATGCACTAAGAAATCTAGCATATAAGACACCAAATTACAATAAAGAAGGATTAAGCGTCTATGAAGAGGCGCAACCAGAACGTACATATGTTATGACTGTTGACGTTTCAAGAGGCGTAGGTTTAGACTACAGCGCGTTTGTAGTGATAGATGTTACAGAGATGCCTTTCAAAGTCGTTTGTAAGTATAAGAGTAATGAAATTACTCCTATGATGTATCCCACAATTATTAATAAGATGGGTACACATTATAATAACGCATACATTCTAGTAGAAGTCAACGATATAGGTCAACAAGTCGCGGATATTCTAAATAATGAAGTAGAATATGAAAACTTACTTTCCACAACATGGAAGGGAAGAGCAGGACAAATAGTAGGTGGAGGATTTGGCACACAGAACAATATGGGTGTGCGTACTACAGCGCAATTAAAAAGACTTGGTTGTAGTAATCTAAAATCTCTAGTTGAAGAAGAAAAATTTGTTATACAAGATTTTGATATAATAAATGAACTATCAACTTTTATCGCTAAGAAAGGTTCTTACGAAGCAGAAGAAGGTAGTCATGACGATTTAGCAATGTGTTTGGTGATGTTTGCTTGGTTATCCGGACAACCATATTTCAAAGAATTGACCGACAATGATATTCGAATGAAATTGTATCGCGATAAGATGCAAATGTTAGAGGATGAATTAACACCTTTTGGTTATATCGCTGATGGAGTGAATGATGTGGAAACATCTTTTGTAGATACTCAAGGCGACAGGTGGGTCATTGTAGACGAAGGTGCATGGTAGCAGTTTCGAAGAAATTAGATATTATAAATATTCATACAATGACTATTGACTTTAAAAATATACGGGAGTAAATAAAAATGGCATTTCAACTTTCACCAGGCGTTCTAGTACGAGAAATCGACTTGACACAGGTTGTGCCAGCAGTAGCAACCTCTCCAGGTGCCTTTGCGGGTGTATTCCAATGGGGACCTGTAGATGAAGTAATCAATATTTCTTCAGAGAATGAATTGGTTTCCGTTTTCGGTGAACCAAATGCTGAAACATATACCTACTTCTTTACTGCGGCAAACTTTTTGTCTTACGGTTCTAACTTACAAGTAGTTAGAGCGGAAACAGGAAATCTAAACGCTACCAGTTCAACTGGTTTTCTAATTAAAAATAGCACACATTATGATAATCTAGGTGCATCAGCAATCGCATCTGGAGCAGGTGAGTGGGCGGCGAAGTATCCAGGCACACTTGGTAACTCATTAAGAGTTTCATTGTGTCAGAATGCAGACGCTTTTTCAAAAACTGCAATCACAACTGTAACAACATCAAACGCAATTGGTGCAACT